CCCAGCCATATTCGAAGATGGTAGAGATGAAGATACAATAGAACGGTATATAACTAGAGTCGCTGAGATTACTTTACATGAGTTATCTCATTGTGAACAAGCTCTAGACATTTATCAATTACATTTCCAGAATAGATTGGTTGATAAATGTGAAGCAGAGAATGAGTATAGAACTGGTACATTTATGCTTAATAGATTAGATGAGTTAACTAAACTATTAGGCTACCAAATAGATGTAGACTTTATAAAGACTTATTATGTAGACGAGTATTCTGATCATAAGAACTTTGTCTATAGAAATCCTGCTACATACCCTATATATTTGAACTATGTAATGTTGGGGGATATGACTAATATTCCTAGAGACTGTGATCTCTATACAGGGTTAAAAGAATTTGGTGATTTACCAGTAAGACGTAATGGTATATATGTACCATCCCATAAACTCTTTGAGTACTATGGCGAAGTCTACGATAATTACTGGCCTATGGGTTGGAGATTTGTAACTCCAAATAAGATAGCTTTGATAGTAAAACCTAGGTAGAGTCAATGACTCTACCTAGATTCTCTTTTATTTTTTTCTTAGAAGTTCTTTTCAGCGTAGCTTCTGATTTCTTTTAAGATATAGTCTTCAGGTTTCATAACCAATGTAGAACCATCTTGGTTAAACATTTGGATTGTACCCTCTTTGGTAACAGCAACGCTATCATAAGAGCTAATACCAAATGCTTCTGCCATGATATCTAAGTTAGCAGATTCAGTTTTAATGAAGTCTTTAACTTGTGGGCAGTTAGTAATAGGGATAATAGAACCTTGATAAGATTCTTCTACTATAACTTGATTACTATTTATAGAAGTTGTATCCACGTTAGCAGATTCAGTAATAAGTTTTTCTACATAAGCTACTTTATGGGAAGGGTAGATTACACGGTCCCAAGTGATAACTTTAATATTTTTTACATAAGACTTACCACCATTAACTTGCATAGTACCTAGAGCACGTAAACTGAAAGATGGTTTTTCACCATCCATAAGGTCTCTATTGAAGTAGTCACCGTATTGGTTATTAGTGCCAGTAACGTGAGCTTTAATAAGATTACCCTCATTCCAGAGTTTAAGATATTTACAGCAAACTAATACT